CGTTAATACCACGCTTTAAACGGTTAGCTAATTGGCCACCTACGAAGCTGCCCAAATCAAAAGCGTTATCGCTAATTAATTGGTTAGATACTTTTACAATTTTAGAAGAGTAAGTAAACGGCTCAAACTTCACGTTAGTAAAGGTCATATCCGATACGCCCTCAGCTGTGCCCTCCCCTAAGATAGCAGCGACTACGGCCGTGTCATTATTGGCAGGTAAATTAAAGTGCTGACCGTTAGCCGTGCGGATAACTGTAGCTACTTGCTCGATGTCCGACTTAAATAACTCGGTAGCTGAAACAAAATCGCTCCAGTTTTCCGGTACAAGGAAGCCCCCGAGCCCGTCGTTTGTTGTGATTTGCGTGTTGCTTCCGCGTAGCTCTGCAAGTGCGCGAGCCTCTGCTGAGTTAATACCGTTCATACCCTTACGTAAGTAAGCGTTAAACGCGTCGCGAGCTTCTACTTTAGCAGCAGGTGCGTTGTCGCGTACCTCAGCTTTAGCAGCCATCTCTTTCTTCAATTCTTCCGAGCGCTCGATACGAGCAGCAGCAGAGCGTAGCTCGTCTACTTCGTTAGAAATTGCATCAAATTTTTCGTTTTCCTCGTTAGATAGGTTACGGTCTTCAGCTTTTGCAGCTGCTACCATTCCCTGCATTTGCTCTACTAGAGCGCCGCGCTTTTCGCGCATTTGTTTAGCATTCATCTTTAGCTAGTTTAATTAAAGCGTTGTGTAAATTATAATTTAATTCCTCGGTAGGGGTCTCTCTTGCTTCCTCCGCTTCGCCTTCGCCTTTCGGCTCTGCGCTGCGTAGTCCGCTCGAGGCTTGACTGTACGCCGGGTAAACTACCGGAGATACATCGAATAAAGAGCCTACCCTCTCTATATATCTTACTTGCTGGCCGTCTTCCATACGCCAGTTATCCTTCTCTACTGTAAAGCCAAAGCTAGACTGCGTTAAGTCTCCGCGTCTAAATAGCTCTAGCATATCGTTACCGTAAGAGGTGTTAGGCATCTCGAAACGGTAATAAAGTCCTTTGTCGTCTTCCTTAAGCTCTAAGGTTCCCGAAGTTGTGCGCGCTAGTAAATAGTTGCTATCGTGGTTATATAATGCTCTTACGTCGTTATCTAACACGTCCCTAAAAGCTCCGGGTAGTATAACCTCTCTAAAGCCTAGGTCTTCACTCATTGAATTAAAGACGCTAGCGTAGCCTTCTACGGTGCGGCTTTCTTCAGCTGCTTTTATTTCCCCGTCGTAAGCTCTCTGCTCTACTATTTCGTTAAGGCTGCGTACCTCTGCACCGTCTACCTTAGTTAAGGTGCTGAATAAGTGCGCTACTCTTAAAGGCGGTTTACGCTCCATAAAAGCGCCCTCTTCGCTATCGTAATCGTAAACGCTAATAAGGGCCGCTGGATCTTCTGCCGTGCCGTTTACCTTAAAGCCGCTGTCTGCTTCTATTTGGCCGTCCGTAGTAATCTCTTTTACTACGCCTTGGCTTCTACCGCCGGAGCTGTCCCAGCTCACGAAGTCCCCTACGCTTAAAGCTCCTGCTTCTGCGCGCTCGTCTTCTTTATCGTAGCCGGCCTCTTCTACTTCCTCAGCTTTGCCGTAGGTTATAATTATCTCGGTAGCTGTTTCTTCTACGCTTTTAATGTGGCGCAGGCTTTTTTCTTCTTCCATATTCTCTAAGGTTCTTTCCGCCCAGCGGTGCATTTCATCACCACCCCAGGCCGCGTACATTATACTTCCGCAGATCTGCTTACCGTCTTCATCTTTAAAGCTGCCTTGGTCGTAGGTCTTAGCTCTACTTAGGAAGCTGTAAATACGGGGTAGGCGCTGCTCAGTTACCGCCTCTTTATTGGCTAAGATCCTAGCGGATTCCCAGCCTACCGGCGTGCCGCAGTCGGTACCTTCTTCCTCGCGAATCTTTAACGCTCGCTTAGCGTGATCCGTTGCAGCTTGTGGGTAGTCAGTCCAGGGCATTAGTCGGCGTCTACGTTAGTGTCGTCTTCGCCTGCTCTCTGCATATTAAGAGGCTGTAGGTAAATGTCCCCACCCTCTACTGGGTTAAGGTTCTCTAGGTCTCTAATATCGTTTACCGACAGCCAGCCCCAATTCCGCGCCACGGCGTAAGCTTCATATCTAGCCTTTTGGTCTCCTCTCATTAGCCCCTCCATAGTGAAGTAAGCGTAAAGGTTAGGCTCGTCTTCTCTAAATAGCTTACGGTTTAGCTCTACCTCCATCCGGCGGACGTAAGGCGTAATACAGTCCCTAACGAACTGTATAGCTTGCTGTTCCGTATTAGCACGCGTAGAGCTGTTCTCTAGGTCTGCTAAGTAGCTCGGAGGTATTCTAAAAATTCTAGCTATTTCGTTTACTTGGAATTTACGAGACTGTAAGAACTGGGCCGCCTCCGGATCTAGTCCGATTTTCTCGTACTTCATACCCTCCTCGAGTATAGCCGTAGAGTGGCTAGAGCTTAAACCCGATTGGGCACGGTTCCAGCTTTCGCGTAGTCTTTTAACTACTTCAGTATTTAATCGGCCAGGAGCTGTAATAACTCCGCCGGCGTTAGCTCCGTTAGAATAGAAACGCGCGCCGTACTCTTGGGCCGCTAGGCCAATAGCTACGGCTTCGCGTGCCATTGAAAGCGGGCTCTTTCCTACTAAGCCGTTAAAGCTTAGCCCGACAAAGTGCAGCATTTCGTAATCTAGGTAGGTGTGTTTTTCGTCGAATACGTAGACCTTCTCGCCCTCTACTACTTTTACCTCGACCTTCATAGGGTTCAAAGGTATAAGCGCCGTAGGGCGGCCTGCTGCGTTCATCTCTATTTTAGCGTAGGCGTTACCGTGCAAAACCAAATTAGAGGCCATAGCCTCGCGGAAGGTAAAGGTAGAGCTTACGCTATTAGGTGCTTTCGCTAGTAAGTCTTGTACTGGATGGCCTACAGCTTTTACGCGGGTTTCCCCGTCTGCCTGGTAGACGTTTAGAGGTATACTAGCTATAGTTTCGCTAATGATCCTTACAGCTGCATAAACAGCGCTAAAAGTAAGCGCGTTATCTTCGCTTACTTGTACTCCCGTCTTACTAGTACCAAAAAGCCCCGTAAGCCACGCAGCCGGGTTACTTAAACTCGTACTGGGGTTTTCGGGGGAGCTTCTAAAAAGGCGAGCAAATAGCCCGCTATTGTTATTTTCTGCCAAAGCCTAGAGTATATACTTTAGGCAAATATACAAAAAACTTTTTTATTTCCTTGCTTACTTAGCTTTTTTATTGTATAGGTAGGCGCGTAAGCTTTAGCTTTTCGTTTTCGTAGTAGTTGCAGTTACCGTTTATAATCTTAGTAATAGTACTGTAGTTGATGTCTAAGGCCTTGCAGGCTTTGGTAAGGGTTCTATACCCTTCTACCTTTCTAGAGCTCTTATGCTCTACTAAAATAATTCTCATATAAATAAAATAGTATCTTCTTGTTCCTGGTCGGATCCTGCGGCGCAGGAGTCGCAAATTTGCAGCGCAGTTATATTACTTAAGCTGGCGGTATACGTTCCGCAGCTTTGGCAATAGTACTCTATATCATTAGCTAACATAACCAAAAGCTATAAACTGTACAAAAGCAAACAGCTTAAATACTAAGGTTAATACTGGAAAGCCTAACAAGCCAGCGCCAATCGCTAAAGCTATATTACGGTGCTCTCTATCTTCGGGGGTCATTACTTTCTTTGCCATTGCTTTAAATAAAATTTAGCTTTTTCTAAGCTGTTAAACTTGCGGCTTCCGTAGAAGCTCGGGGTATTCGGGAGGGCGGTAAATAAGCCGGGCTGGGTCTCTAAGATCTCAGCGCCGGCGTATTGTATTACTCTTTTAATTTTCATTACTTAGCTAGGAAATTAGCCACATACTTAAAGAAGTGCATTACGTCTCCGTTGTGGAAGTCAATTTTTACTAAGTTGTTTTTAGCTGTTGCCTGCGTTTTCTTGTCAGCTGAAGCTAAGAAGTCTACTACTATAGCTAAAGGGATATAGTTTACGCCCCACTCTTTACCCTCTGCTTCTATTACTGTATCTAAGCTTAGGCCTTTCTCTTCTAGTAGTGTGTTTAAGTAGTTTCTCATTTTAGTAGTATTTGTTGTTGTTATTACTGGTGTAAATATACGGCCTTTTCTTTCCCCCGCAAATAAAA